TAATCAGCATAGCCACCTTTACTTGTTTTCTTAATATTCAAATCAAGACCACGCATAAAGTCTGTTGGCAATTCTTCCATTTCAGGATCCATCAAACTTGCTTTAATGATTGTAAAGATTTGTGGGCTAATAATAAATCTACGAATTGGATTCGCTGGTGTCTTATCTTCACCAATTGGGTTTTGACGAACAAAACCTTGAAACAAATAACTGCGTTTCTTCCAGTATTTGTTTGCTAACTCTTTCAATGTTTCATCTTTATACCAAGGACGAACTTCAGTTAAGATTGGACATTGTGCTTTAGGATCATACATTTCAACGCAAGGTACTTGTACTTCAATACGTTTAATGTTAGGATCACCTTTAACTCCATTGAATGGAAGTTTAATAATTTGTCGCTCTACCCAGAAGTATGGGTTATTGCTATCTGCATCGGGCAATAGACGCAAGGTAGCTGTTGTGCCTTCATCCATGTTCCAGTGTGGGTAGATAGAATTATCTGATGTTTTCTGTGTTGAACCAGAATTTGATTTGTTTTCTTGTGCCGCAATACGGGCACGAATTTCTGCTAATGATGCCATGATTTTATTTCCTTATAAATTGAGATGGTCTCTTTTTTAATATTCGTCATTTCCCTATGAAACGACTAACACAAGAGTTAGTATAGCATGTCTAACTCTCAATGTCAATAGTATTTATCCCTTTTGTGGGTAAACACATTTTTTTGTATAGATTTTTAAATATATGGTAACCCAATTATTTTATCTAACATACGTGCATATGTTTTATCTAAACCTTCATTAAACAACTCAAGTTGATTTTCTACTGGTTGTTCCCATAATTTACTTTTAACAACTACTAACCAATTATTAACTTGTTGAGCAGTTAAAGGGGTATCTTCATCAGCTAGATTATACAGCATAGGTGTATATTTTTCTACAATATAGTGAATTTGTTCATCTGAATATTTCCTGTCAGTTTTTTCTAATTCTCTCCAATATTTATTTTTAAATATTTGAACTAATGCAGGTAAATGTTTATTTATCCATTCATCATATTTAGGATTGTCATACTTTTGTAGTGGTCTCATTGATCTGATACTATTATCTTCAGCTAGTTTTCTACCCAACATTTGTTCTGCACCCTTAGTAATATTTTTTTCATCTCCGGAACCTTTAGCCAATGTACCTAATATATCAGCGTTAGGTCCCGATCCAGGTCTAACAGACATAGTTGGATCATTTTGTGCCTGATCAGGTTTACCGGTAAATTTACGAGTTACATCATTGATTAAATCAAGTTTTGCACTAATTTCATCTTTCATATCACTAATAGTTTGTGCATCTTGTTGAACACCTGCACGTAGTTGTAAGATGATATCTTTTTCTTTATCAAGCTTCTTAACTTCTTTATCAAAATTATCAATCTGAGATTTATAACCTTGTACTATATCTGCATACTTTTTTATTTCTTCGGAACTAGTTCTTACTTCGTTACCTTTGGTAGAAATATATTTTTTAAATCTTTCTTCTTTTGCATCTAATTTTTCTTGTGTCTGTTGCAATTGGTTAAATGCTTTTTGATATAAATCATCACTAACTGCTTGTTTACTGTTAAGTGCATTCAAAACCTGTTGTACTCTGTTTAACTCATTGTTATCAAATGATGGACTATTAGCCATCTGTTTTATTTGAACTTCTAGTTCTTTGACTTTTTCTGAATCAATGCCTGGTTTAGCCTTCAATGCTTCTAAATCCTTTTGCATTTTTTCTAAATCATCTGCACTAACTTTTGCCTTAATTTGTGTTTCAGCACCGCCTTGAGATAGTTTACCACTTAATTGCTTTAGTCTTTCAACTTCACGATCGGTTTCTTGTGATTGTTGTTCAAAATCCTGTAACTCTTGACCCAAATCAGTTATTGCTCCTCTTAATCGTTCATTCTCACGTTTTTGAGTATCAATCAATCTATTTTGAGTTGTGTCAGTTTGTTCCTGATTCTTCATTTCATCTGCAAGTAATAATATCATTGATTGTTCTGCAGAATAACCTGGATATTTATTTCTAGCTCTATATATTAAATCTTTATCAATTGGTACAGCCATAGCGGTACCGCTATTAGTTTTTTCAGCCTCATTTAATAATGATGAAATTTTCATTTTTTAATTCCAGCAATGTTTAATATTCTTGCTAAATCGTCTGAACCTTCTGCTACTGTTTCATTAGCTAATGGCTTATCTAACTTCTTAACAGGAGAGATTTTTGGTGGATAATATCCAGACTTTGCATAATTATCTGTGCCACGAATCTTTGGCTTAGTAACTCTAGGACTTACATGCTTCCATGGATCTAGAGGATTATTTTGTTTTTCTGCATCTTTCTCTTCACCTTCACCAACTAGATCACCGATTGTTGCTGGTTTATGTGCTTTAGGACCTTTATTACGCCATTGACCTGCTTCACCAGTGGCATAGTCACCGGCAAACTCACCATCTTCTGTTACAGGTTCTTCTTTCTTGCTATACTTAGCACGGATGTTTTGCATTGTTTTCTCGCTAGCATCTTTGCGGCCAGCGTCACGTAATGCATCCATACCATCTTTACCATACTTCTTATCACCCAAGTATGCTTGTAATGCGCTTTCATCAACTTCTTCTTCCTCGATAGTACTCATACGTTTCTTTAAAGCTGCCATACCAGCTGGACTAGTTATATTCTTTTCATCAGCTTTAGCTAAGTCTTGGGTAGTAACTTTCCAATCATCGCTTTTTTCTTTACGTTGTACTGCAGGTGTATTAATTTTCTGATCGGCAGCTTGTGCTGGATCTAACGCTTCTTCCATACTCATCAAATCTGATTCTTTTAAACCATTTCTTTGTAAGATATTAAATAACTTTGCTCTTATATCTGCAACCTGTTTTCTTGTGGGCTGTTCCATTTCACCTTTATATACCAATTGTGCCAATTGTTCAATTAATTTTTTAAGTTCTTGTGAGTCATCATATGAAATTTTTAAGCTAGGTACTCGGTTTATATCATAACCAAATACTCTAGCTTCATCCATATCTTCTTCTTTGAAGATACCTAAATCTTTTCCGCCCTTCATGAAGTTACCAGCTGGATCACTAGGGTTACTTCTTGCTAATTCTTTTGCTTTAACATCAAACTCAGGCTTCTTGCCAGTTACTTTTACTCCAGCAGACTTCTGTAAATCTTTAATTAGGTCTTCTTCACTACCGCCACCTAATTTGTCAAATACTTTACTTCCAATTTTCTTAACAGTATCTAAAATACCTTCATCTAAATCATCTTCCGGGATACCACCTGGATTATTAGATTGCGTGTCAGATTCGTCTAACTCATCAATGGCAGGTTCTTGCAAATCATCATCTTCAGCTAAATCAAAAGCTTTTAGATTACCGGCTTCAGTATCATCATTGTGCTTTAATGTTTCTGCGCCGGGGGCTTCTGTTAAACTATCAGCCCATTCACTTAATTCATTAACTTCTTTCATTTCAGCTACTTTTTTATGTAACTTACTTAATATTGGCATTACACTCTCAATACGTGGATCTAATGTTTCTTGCACAAATAACTCATTCAAGTTGTTTTCTTCTGTCTCATCTTCCATTAATGGAGGAGTATATGATTCAAAATAACTATTGTAACCACGTGAACCACGCATCTTACTTAATGATTCTCTTAAACTTTGGTAATGATTAATACCCTCATTAACTAATTGTTGTGCTGATTCATTAAATTGATTGTTACGTGTGGCACGAACAAATCCTGCCATCTTTTGATATTCTTCGCATAAGCTACCAATGTGATTCCAACGGTCATCATGCGGTAGTCCACCTTCAGCCAAATGACGGGCATATATTTGAGCAATACCTGGCTTAGTTGTAGGGGCAAGAATTCGTTCGCCTTGTGTATTCTCTAAGAAAATACGGTTTACATTACGATAACGTTGTTCACCTTCTTCAATTTGACGACTATGTTCAATAACAATCTTAACTGTTGGAATATTGTCATTATAACTGGCTTTCTTACCCATTGGATAGTAGCCTTCTGATATTCTTTCTTGCTTTTTCATATGTTCCCTTTTTGCCATATCATATTTTAAATGGTCTCTATTTTTAACTTCAAAACTCAACTGATGTTGCTGTGCAAAACGCTTCAAATGATTCAATAGTTTATACCAAGAATCATCTCCGCCGTTATTTTCTTTTTCACTGTTAGCAACATCATCACCAAAATAAATTACTAATTTGTGTAATCCATCTATAGATGCTGTTACTGTACCGTATTCTTCTCCGTCTTTAGTAAACTTAAACTGAAAGACTTCTGCTTCTTCCGGTACTGGAATTTCCTTACCAGAAGTATCTAATAACGTAGGGGCATAACCTCTACTACGTAATAGCTCAAATAATGAGCGGTTTATTGATTCTTGATTTTTAGCCATATTGTATTTATCTTTTTTGTCTTAGCTTATGACCGCAAAGAAGGGTAACGGAGCTATGTACTCATCGTGATCACGTATCTGTGTCTCTAAATTAACGTGATAATCACTTAAATGCTGTAACATTCTAGTTACTAATAAGCTAGCCATAATCAAGTCATCGGTATCACCAATTTTAGCGGCATAACTACCACCATGTGCTACAAATGCTTTTAATTCACTTATAAGACTACGACTATTTACTGTCATTTTCTTGCTTTCAACCAATGTTTTAAATTTAGCACAACTTGCTAGTTTGCTTTTATTGGTCGTGTTAAATCCTCTACGACCTTTTCCTGCTTCGCTGATAAAGATACCCGGGATATTACTTTCCCCGTATTCGTTTAATGATACAATAGCGGCTTCCCCTATTCCATTACATTCAATACTATAATAGATGTTATTAGGTTCATTGGTACATTCTACTATATATTTGTTTATCTGTGCTAGTAGCTTGATTTGGTTAGGGATATCTGTTTTATTGTGTTTCCATTCACCTACTTGGGTTGTAGTGTTTGCCTCAAAGATTTGAATGGCAGCTGGGTCGCCACCTGTCCCCAAGCTTGGATCTAATCCAACACAATATATATTGCCCTTTTTTGGTTTCTCATACCAACGTACTTGTCCTATACGATTAACAGGTTCTATACCTTCCATCATTAATAATGTGTTTGGATTAATTAATGTCTCATCAGCAATAATGAACTCACAACCAATCTCTCGGTTGAAACGATCCTCACCAAGCTGTGCTTTCATTTCATCGGCCCACTTTTGATCTCTACCCGGTTGTTCGCTCCAATGTGCTCTGTATGCTCTAAATCCGTTTATACCTAATTCAGTTGTGTTACCAAAATCATCTTCTGTCTTATTAGCACCTTTCCATATGAACGCAAATTGATCCTCGTCACTGTTTGGAGTGCTTGTTATAATCGCTTTACCACCAGTAGATAGTGTAGGAGTAATAGCAGTCCAGAATTCTTTAGCAATACTTGGTCTAACGAACGCAAACTCGTCTAGGTATAGTAGTGTAATAGACATACCACGACCTGTATTTTCAGTAGTTGTTGCTGATACAATACGACTACCATTCTCAAAGTCTAATGAGCCTTTGTTGTATGTTGTTACACCTGCTTTAATATGATCGGGGCAGTTTTCATATGCGTAACGAATACGTTGCATAATCTCTTGTGCACCTGTATATTTGTGTGCCGCAACTAAAATAGTGCTGTCTGGAACAAACATTGCATACCAAAGTAAGTATCCTGCGGCTGAAGTAGATTTACCTGACTGTCGAGGCATCAAACTAATAGAGAAACG